ACTGGTGGCATACCAGTAAAGAAGTAGACTTGGAAATCTTCTCCTGCTGCTGTATAAATACTGTATGTATTAGACGGTCCAGACTCATTATTACATAACAACGCGCGATAGATTGAAAATGGATTAGTGGTGCTCGGTAGAGCACCCGTGTAATCCAATTTCTTTCCTGGAATAAAACGATCCATTGAATAGAAGGGAACTTCATATTCAACATGAGGATTCAATTGTCCATTCGCGTAGACACCACCGTTAGCAAACGGCTGGGGTGACTTAAAGTCTGGGAAAGCATCTTTTGTCAAGTGAGTCACTGTACTATCAGCGGCTTCTGAATCATTAGAAAACGTTGCAGTAGTCATATGATCAGTTTCCCACATTACAGTTGCCCGACTTGCCATATCTCGCTCAATAAACGCTGTGTAATCAGTCGATGTTTGCGTGCTAAATGGCAAAATCTTGTACCGTATAGACCCTCTCATTCCCGAAAACATCATTGTCACATAGTGTAACAATAATGTATTCACGAAATTATAGTTAGTAGCTACGCTTGTTGTATGGACAGCATTCGCAATATTTCCTCTGTAATAAGGAAAGAAGGCGCGTCTCAACAACATGCGTGGGTTAGTACTAGCTAAAGGGCTCACAGTTTCGTGCAAAGTATATCTCTTTAATAGTGGTCGAAAGGACTTTATTCTTTCGCCAAAATACACATGACCAATCTCGGTAGTATTGCTAGTTATAGCACCGAGTTTGCACTCTTCAGCCTGGTCTTCTGGAGTATCTAAACCATTAGCATTGATAGCGTCAGTCTCTAGACCAGACTGTGGTTTGAACACAAGTCTTTGAAAACCATCTGTAGGCACGGCGACTTCAAAATCGTCACCTGCGGATACAAATACATTGACCTTAATGTCATTATTCACAGTAGAGTTGGGCGTTGTCAAATCATTGACCACATAAACACCAATCACCCCATTGCAATAATTGTCCTCCTGAAGGGAGTATCGTGTCGTAGAGTAAATCTCTGTGTGAGAAATAAGTCCAGGATCTAATGTTTCCAGAAAAGTGGTACACTGTGTTAATGGCACAGTGATGGTAAAGTCAGAACACTCGGCAATATCAACTACTTTCACGTAATTGACATTATACTCTGGCGTGAGGCCAAGTACCCATGGATCAAATACAATACGCAATCTCCCCTTGTGGTATGCAGAACACACCACTTGGAAGCGGTATTTGATAGATCCAGTCCAGTATTTAAACGGTAAAGAAGCAGCGCACATAGCTGGTAAGTACTTTGTGCCTGCCACACTTTCGTGATATGCTGAGGGAGTTACCCTACAGTTCCATAAAAGTGTATCAGCACCCACATTTTCGTTCCATGCGAAATTGGTTAGCCATGTTTCACGTGAAGCGATACCGACTATATCCAGTGGATCCTCTCTCCCAATGCCCGATATGCCCGGGTCTATGGAGAGTTCCTGTTTATCATCAACAGTCATCTTCAACGCACCATCAGGTGTCGTTGTGACTGCTAAATCCGAAATTGGACGTGGTTTATAAGGTGTTGGATCACTAGTGGTCGTTGGTCTCGAAAGACCAAAGACCTTAGCGCCGGCTGATATTGCTTTGGCAACCTTCTCAGTTGCTCTAGCATATGAACCTATCACAGGTACGTTGCCAAGCGAGGACGCTGCGGCAGCTATACTTGTGGCAGGTCCTGATATAACACCAGTTTTGTTAGCCTCATCTATCTCATCCTCAGTACCAGATTGCGGAGTCAAATTCTCCGTATCCTCCGATGTAAGTCCAGATAAGGCAACATCATCCAACCATGCAAAAACCGTAATATTGCATGTGTCAGAGGCACCATTCGCGTGCTTTAGTCCAGTCAAATCCCTAAGGTATATGGATCCCATTTTCTCTATATCGTTTGACACTAATCGAACATAATCACGATGCCAAAAGAACGGCAATACCATCTCTCCACCACCATTGGTGGTAGGATTCAAGAAAATTTTTGGACATTGCGACAATTGTACACTAGGGCCTTCAAGAAGGCTACTTGTGACTGTTGCATTATCAAAATTATCTAATGGTAAATAACACGCCATGGCTCTCCCATAGTGAAATCCGTTGCCATTAACAACGAATTTCACATGGAGCTTCCCTCTCATGAGTAAGAAATTACACAATCTATTGTTCACCCGTGGGTTGCTCAAAAAGGCAGACCATGGATCAAAATTTCCTGTGAGTTGCGTACTCGTGGACCAATCGTAACTAGCGATTTTGATTGGTCTCAAGAAAAAGTCAGCAAATGGTGCATCTTGTGGATCGCGGGCCCCTCGGACACTGTCAGTGACAGTATCCATGGTAACTAGACTATGCGCATTTTCATCACGAAACGACACATTTTGTGTAGTCATTGAATCTGATGCACTCGTGACTTCCCTACCAGATTGCACGGCGAGAATCTCATCGCGCATGCAAGGTGTAAGCGGCCCGCACCGTCTATGTTTAGTCTCCCTAAGTAATTCTTCCTTCATCCTAGCACGCTTGTGAAACGTGCAGGATGTAGTATCATCACTCTCAGTGCTGGAGATGTCGTGAGAGGAATCCTCCTCTGCCCCATATTCGTCACGACTGGGGCTTTCAGTAAGTTTTCTTTTTGTTGAAAAACATTTACCAATCTCTACTTTACCCTAATGAGGCGAGATTAATCCTCACTGGGCTCGTACCTACTGTGAGCGGGATGAGCTCATCTCTCGATCCCCCTGCAGGGGCCCCTAAACATGCAAAGCCTACTCGATATAACAAGGTACAAATTATAAACAAGTGGTATCCAAGTGCATGCCTCAATTTTGCTAACCTTCAGAT